TTGGTATCGGAACAACATTTTTGGATAATATTTACAAAGTTGGAGCTATAAGTGCAAATGGTTCTGTTGGAATTATTACCTGTGATATTGATTCTGGAACTGATACTACTGGATTGTCTGCTAGTGGAGATATGGTTGGTGAATTCTCTTGGGGATTATTCCAAAATGTTTCAAGATCATCTTCTGCAATTTCCATTCAAGTTTCTGGAAAAACAGTTGATGTTGGATTATCTACCTTCCCAACAATTCAAAGAAGGGGTGAAGGACTTAGAGATACTGGTGCACTTCCAGAAACACTAAACTAAACGATATAAATATCTAAAAACTATGTAATATGGCTGCTATAGTAACAGACCAATTTAGAATTGCGAATGCTAATAATTTTGTAGATTCTATATTGGACACTAATAATTCATATTATGTTTTTCTGGGATTATCTAATCCGGGAACAACATCCACTCCTGTGGGATTTGGTAGAAGCACTTCATGGGGAGATACTCCATCAAATCCCCCAAGTCCTGTTGATAATCAACAATATTTAAGTCATTATAGAAATACTTCTCTTTTTGGTAGAAGATTAACCAGCTCTAATGTCAGAAAAATAGTAAGAAAAGTTTCTTGGACTTCAAATACTAAGTATGACATGTATCGTCATGATTATAGTGTTTTTAATCTATCTCCAAATGCTCAAAGTGCAAGACTGTATGACACCAATTATTATGTTGTAAATAGTGAGTTTAAAGTTTATATCTGCCTTTATAATGGATCTCATGGTGATATTGGAGGAACATCTAATGTAAATGGAAATACATCTAAAGATGAACCAACATTTACAGATTTAGAACCATCTGCGGCAGGAACTAGTGGAGATAATTATATTTGGAAGTATTTGTTTACTATATCTCCTAGTGATATTGTTAAGTTTGATTCAACAGAATATATTGTTCTTCCCAATGATTGGGGAACTTCTACTGATTTTGAAATTCAAAGTGTAAGAGATGCTGGAGATTCAAATATAAACAATAATCAGATAAAAACTGTATATATTGAAAATGGTGGCATTGGTGTATATACATCAGGTACTTATGACATTAAAGGTGACGGATCGGGTGCAAAGGTAAATATAGAGGTTGATACTTCAGGTTCTATTACAAAGGCAACTGTTGTTACTGGTGGCAGTGGATATACCTTTGGAATCGTTGATTTTGGACATGCAGAAACAGACACAATTGCAAATCCGGCTAAATTAATTCCAATCATTCCTCCATCCAGAGGTCATGGTTATGATTTATACAACGAGTTGGGTGCGGATAAAGTTTTAGTATATTCTAGATTTGATGATTCTACTAAAGATTTTCCAACAGACACTAAATTTTCTCAAGTTGGAATTATTAAAAACCCAGAAAAATTTAGTTCAGCAGGAACAATTTTTACTGGTAATGAATATTCTTCATTAGGTTCTATTAAACTGGATAGCACATTTAGTGGATCTCCCACTGTTGGTGCAGCGATAACTCAATCTACCGATAACGGAGTTGCTAGAGGTTATATTGCATCCTATGATACTGAAACTAGAGTTTTAAAATATTATCAAGATAGATCCCTGAATTTTGGAAATACTTTAGATCAAACTGATCGAAATGATGTTACTGCAAAAGCAAATATTGTGAGTTTTGCTTCAACAACAAATACAATTACTCCAATATCAGGATCTGTTGATATTAATTTTAGTGGAATTACAACAACAATTGGATCTAAACAAGTTAGTTTAGGAGTAACTTTTTCTGGAGGGGTTGCTGATCCAGAGATAAATAAAAACACGGGAGATATTATTTACATTGATAATCGTTCTCTTGTAACGAGAGACTCTAGGCAAAAAGAAGACATCAAAATTATTCTGGAATTCTAAAGAAAAATGTCGCAAAAAACAAATTTAAATGTCAATCCATATTATGACGATTTTGATCCTACAAAAAACTTTCTAAAAGTTTTATTTAAACCAGGATATCCAGTTCAGTCTAGAGAACTGACTACTTTGCAGTCTATTCTTCAGAATCAAGTAGAGAATTTTGGAACTCATATATTCAAAGAAGGATCAGTTGTTATCCCAGGAAACATTTCATATGATGGTCAGTTTTATGCAGTAAAGATAAATGCCACACAATTTGGCATTGATGTGTCGTTATATATTGACAAGTTTGTTGGAGAAACAATAACAGGTCAAGTTTCTGGAGTTAGTGCAAGAATTCAAAAAGTAATCTTACCAACAGAAAGTGATGATGTAGAGAATATAACTTTATATGTAAAGTATCTGGAATCTGATAATGATTCTGAATTTACACAATTTAAAGATGGAGAGTTATTAACTTCGAATAAAAATGTAGTTTATGGCAATACAACAATAAATTCAGGAACTCCATTTGCTTCATGCATTAACTCGGACTCAACTGCAATAGGATCCTCAGCATCTATTGGTGATGGTGTTTATTTTATACGAGGATATTTTGTAAACGTTATATCTCAAACAATTCTTTTAGATTTTTATACAAATACTCCATCATATAGAGTTGGATTGGAAATTAATGAATCCTTAATTAATGCAAAAGAGGATGAATCTCTGTTTGATAATGCAAAAGGATTTTCAAATTATGCATCACCAGGTGCAGATAGATTAAAAATTACGTTAACTCTCACAAAAAGAGCATTAACAGATTCTAACGATACTAATTTTGTAGAGTTATTGCGATTAAAAAATGGAAAAGTTAAGAAAATAACAACAAAAACTCAATATAATTTAATCAGAGATTATCTTGCCGAAAGAACTTTTGATGAATCTGGAAACTATACTGTAGACTCGTTTGATCTTGATTTGGAAGAGTCATTAAATAATAGATTAGGTAATGATGGAATATATTTTTCCAATGAACAGACTGATGATGGAAATACTCCTTCAGATAATTTATCCGCATTAAAAATATCCCCAGGAAAAGCATATGTCAAGGGATATGATATTGAAAAAGTATCAACTACTATTGTTGATATAGATAAACCAAGAGAGACTGAAGATATTAAGAATGTTACAGTTCCATTTGAAATGGGAAATATATTAAGAGTTAATAATGTAACTGGATTAGCAAAAGTAAGAGAAACAATTGCATTATATTCTCAATTTGGATGTTTAGGAAGTCAAATAGGGGAAGCTAGAGTATATTCATTTAATTTGACAGATGCTCCATATGTTAATGCAACCACTAGTTGGGATTTAAGATTATATGATATTCAAACATATACTAGATTGACCTTAAATAACTCTGTTACATCATCAGAAATAAAAGAATCCTTTTTTGTCAAAGGAAAGAGTACAGGAGCTAGTGGTTTTGCAACAGCAGATGGAGCATCTGATAAAATTTTATTGAGACAAACCTCCGGAACGTTTGCTAAAGGTGAAATTTTATTAATCAATGGCATAGAATCTTCAAGATCTGTGACTGAAGTTCGTGCATATAACACTCAGAATATAAAATCTGTAAAGCAGACTACACCTTTTGGTGGAACTAATGATTTTAAAGCAGATTCAATTTTAGAATCGTTCAGTTTTCCCGGTTCTGTATCCCAATTAGTAATCAGTCCTACTGGTACAGTAACTTCTCCCGGACGTACTTTTGTTGGAATTAATACCGATACTGTAATTAGATATCAACAATCTGGTTTATCTACAGAAACTTATAATAGAGTATCTAGTGTTGCAGCAGATGCACTATCATTTGAGGTTTCCGGAATAGCAAATGTTCTTGGAGTTTTTGAAGGTGGTTTGCCAAGTTCGGAAATTCAAGTTAACGGATTCTTAGGAGCACCTATTGTAAGAGGATCTGGAACATTATTTGCACCCTTGCCGGAGAAGAATGCTTCAGCAGTTGATCTTTCCACTTCACAACTATTTTTAATCGACCAGTTAACGGGTAAAGATGTTGATAATTCAGACAATACACTAGAACTTAATACTAATAATATTACTGGTCTACCAGATGCTGGTTGGGTTAATTTTGATCAGGAAAGATATACAGTTGGTTATAATGGAGGTGGTATTGGCACTATCACTTCAGATTCATTTAACTTGACCGGAAATATTTTAACACTATCTGGATTAGATAGTTTACAGTCAAATAATGACACAGTTGTTAATGTAACTGTATCTAAGACAGGAATTCAAAGTAAAACAAAAAATTATTCTAGAAGTACTGTTTTATTTGTAAATAGATCAAAATTAAAAGAGTCTGGAAGCACTGCAGCAACTTCCAAAAATGACGGATTAACCTTTAATGAATATTATGGACTGAGAGTTCAAGATGAAGATATTTCTTTAAATTATCCCGATGTTTCAAAAGTACTTGCAGTTTATGAATCATTAAATGGCAGTGATCCATCTTTTGATATTATTGAATTCCCTATCATTTCAAATGTTGGGTCTAATGCAATAATTGGAGAAAATATTATAGGATCTTCAGGTAATGCTATTGCTAGAGTTGTAACTAATAATACTACTACCAATCCATCTTCTGGAAGTGCAAACAAATTAGGAATAGTTTACTTAAATGAAAATAAATTTTCACCTGGAGAGTCAGTAACTTTTGACGAATCTAAAATTAATACTCAGATAGATTCTATAACAAATGGAAATTATAGTAATATAACACAGTCATTTAAATTAAACAGAGGACAAAAAAATCAATATTATGATTATTCTAGAATTGTAAGAAACAAAAACACTAAAGAACCCTCAAGACGTTTAATGATAGTTTTCGATCATTATACTGTTCCTACAAATGATACTGGAGATGTATTCACAGTAGATAGTTATGATAGTGAAAGATTTTCGAAAGATATTCCAAATATTGGAGGTTCTATTAGAGCAACAGATACTTTAGATTTTAGACCTAGAGTATCAACTTTTGATCCTTCAGTAACAACTGATAGATCACCACTTGATTTTAATTCAAGAACACCATCATTCAATACATCCCCATTAAGACTTCTGGCACCTGAAGAAGGATCCATAGTTAGTCAAAGTTTTTATCTTCCTAGAATAGATAAAATTTACTTAGATATTCTTGGAAACTTTGTTGTAGATAAAGGAGTATCTTCAAAAAATCCAAAACCACCTACCAAAAAAGGTGAATTTTTAGAACTTGGAACTATAGAATATCCAGCATATCTTTATGATGCATCAGATGCGAATATTATTCTGACTGATAATAGAAGATATACAATGAGAGATATTGGTATTATTGAAGATAGAGTAGAAAATCTAGAAAGAGTAACAACTCTTTCTTTACTTGAAGTCAATACTCAAACCTTACAAATAAAAGACTCTGAAGGTTCTGATAGATTTAAGAGTGGTTTTTTTGTTGACGACTTCTCTGATAGTTCCAGATTTGATACTTTTGAATCAACAACATTAGTTGATGAAGAATCAAGAACACTCAATTCTGATATTAGTAGCAATTCGTTAGAATCACTAATAGCAACATTAGATAATATCACTCCAGAGAATTTAGATTTAAGTGCAGATAAGTATTCGACTACACCCTTAGTTCTTTTAGATTCTAATATAGAAAAAACAGGTAACTCTTTAACACTTGCATATGATGAGATTGATTGGTTAGAGCAGTCATTTGCAACTAAAATTGAAAATGTAAATCCATTCAATATTGTTGTTTACAGTGGAACAGTTACATTAGATCCTGCAGTTGATAATTGGACTAGAACAATTCAATTACCTGATAGAACCATTGATCGTGGAATTACTAGAACAAATAATGTAAATTTAAATAATAATTTAAATTCTAGAGTCAGATCTAATGTTTTTGTTCGTGGAGGAAGTGGAAGAGAACTCAGAAGAACTACTGCAAGACAAGTAGGAAACTTCTCTTTCAGGGCCTCAAGCACTTCTAGAGGATCTTTTGACACTGTAGATACTAGTATTCGTAATGAAGTAGTTGGCACTAGCGATACATCGTTTATTAGATCTAGAAATGTAGAATTTAATGCATCTAACTTGAAACCAAATACAAGATATTATCAATTCTTAGATGGAAGAAGTGAAGTCGATGTAATTCCAAAACTCATAGAAATTGAAAATGCAACTGCATCATTTACAATTGGAGAAACTGTCATTGGAACTATAGGTGGTATTGAAAGAATTAGATTTAGAGTGTGTAGACCAGATCATAAGTCGGGACCGTTCTCAAATCCAAATTCAACATATAATCAAAATCCATACAATAAAACTCAAATTTTAGGCACAGTTTATAGTTCTACGTCAAATGTTCTTAATGTTGATATTGATGCACTTTCCAAAAGGGCACAAGGAAGATATTTTGGATATATTCAATCTGGTATGCAATTAGTTGGACAGACTAGTAATGCTATTGCTTCTGTAAAGAATATTAGATTAATTTCAGACAATTTTGGAGATCTTAATGGATCATTCTTTATCAGATCTCCACATGCAAATCCACAACCAAGTGTTAGATTACGTTCTGGAACAAAAACTTTTAAATTAACATCCAGTTCTACAAATGATAAAGGGTTACCAGGAAGTAATTCAATTTCTTTTGCGGAAACATCTTACACTGCAAACGGAACTGTTCTAAACTTCCAGGCAACAATTGCAAGAGAAACTACAAGAACAAATATTTCAAATACAGTAAATCTCAATTTAAGGAGAAGTGTAAATGTCAATTATGCAGATCCTTTAGCACAAACATTTACTGTTGGTGGAAATATTCAAGTTAAATCTGATATTGATACTGATGACGATGTAAATGGAGTATTTTTGACATCTGTAGATGTATTTTTTGCCAAAATTGATAGTGGTAATGCACCAATTAGAGTGGAAGTAAGAGAAACACAGTTGGGAACACCAACACTTACAACTATTGGAAAACCAGTAACTCTTAGACCAAGAGGTAGTGTTAATGGTGCTGAAACACAACTTATTCAAACATCAGACACTGGAGAAATTGCTACAAATGTTAGATTCCCAGAACCAATTT